TCGCCGCCGCCCGCGCCGAGCACGCGGCGCTGCGGGGCGCCCTGGAGCAGATCATCGAGAACTACGACGCGCGCGTAGGGGTTCGTGGGCACCATCTCGGATGCGACTGCGGCGGCACGCGAGACGGGCTGCACTCGTGTCGCACGTTCGTACAAGCCATCGAGAGCGGACGCGCCGCGCTCGCGGCCTGGAGGACCCGATGACCGACACCCCCGCGCCGCCCGCCGAGGGCGAGATGACGCCGGAGCAGAGATGGATCCGCCGCGTGAAGCGGTCCTTTCCGGAGTGCCGAGACGGCTACAGCGGATCCCTTGCCCTGTATCGCAGCGAATACCTCGACGATCTCCGCTCCGCCGAGGCGCAAGGCCGAGAGAGGGGCGCAAGGGAGGAGCGGGAGGCGTGCGCGCGCGAGATCGAGCCCGACGAGCACGATGTCGGCGATTGGGGCGGCGCGCTCCGTTGGGCATGTCTGCGGATCCGCGCCCGCGCCACCCCCAGCCAGAGAGAGAGCGCGGGGGAGCCGGGTGGAAGTAAACCGGCCCCCGTTGCGCCTACGTCAGAAGACCAAGCGGGGCTTGATCGTTCGGCGCAGCCAGGGGCCGCGCGCGCATCCTACCACGTCGCGCCCGCTCCCGTCCCCGCAGAGCCGCAGGCGGTGAGCGAGGAGAAGTGCTCGACCTGCGGCAAGCGGGACGGCGAGCCGGGAAGCCAGTTCTGCTCGAATGGCTACCACTACGCGCCGGCCACTGTCAGCGAGGAGCGGGTCCGAGAGATCGCCGAGGACGTCATCAACCCCGTGCTCGGCGCCTTGGACACGCGCATCGGCGAGATCCACGGGCGCCTCGACATGGACACGCCGCGCGACCGTCAGATTGACGCGCTCTGGGACCGCATGTGCGCGCACGTCGAGGAGCGGCACGCGAAGCCCGTTCGCGAGGACCTCGCCGCCCTTCGCCGGGAGGTCGCCGGGCTGAGAGAGCGCGTGGAGGCGCAGCAGGAGACGCAGCGGGCCAGGGGCGTGCCGCCCCCGGACCCCCTGCCCGAACCGACATGCCCAGCGTGCGGCCACGCCACCGATCTCCATTCCCCGGAGAGCCGCATCGTCGGCTGCCAGTGGAGCCGTCGTGAGGGCGACGGACTCACCATCTGCGGCTGCCGCAGGCTGCGCAGAGAAATCGAGACGCTCCGAGCGGGGTTTCCAGGGGGCGGCAGCCCCATGGCTCCGAACGCCTCTTCTCCGCCCTCCCCGTCCCCCGTGGAGCCGGCGCCGAGCGTCCTGGTGCCGAGAACGGACCTGAGTGCGGCCATCGCCTCGGTTCGGTTCGCGGCTGACGTGCGGGCCATCGACCACGATCAAACGCAGCGGCGCTACGCGCTGGAGGAGCGCCTGCTTGAAGATCGTCTCGTCCGCGCCCTTTCCATCGAGGCTCCCCGATGAGCATGACGCGGGACGAGCAACGCGCCTATATGCGCGGTTATCAGCGCGGAAAAGCCGGCAAGTGGCCGGACATGGCGACGGTCTCCGACGAGCGGTTCCGTGTTCTGGCGCAGGCCGCCAAGCAGCTCGCAGATGCGGTCGACGAGATGCTCTGCCAATTCGACGACCGCGACGACGATCCGATGCAGGTCGCGATTGACGATGCCCGACACCTTGTGCTCTGTGCGATCCAGGAAGCATGGAACGAAGTGGCCGCTCAGGCCCCCGAGGCTCCCCATGCCTGAGCCGAGCACCCTGCGGCGGCTTCTTGCTCGTTTGCGCTGCGCGCTCATCAAGCACGATGCGGGCGGGCACATGGATCCGTTCCCCGAGAAGCGCTGGATCGACGAGGAGACCAGCCTGTTCGAGTGGAAGTGCCTCGACTGCGGCCAGTGGATCCACTCCGACGAGGCGCGCCCGTGAGCGCCCCTGAGCCGAGCACGCCGGAGACGAGCGCGATCGCCGCCGTGCTGGCCCGAGCCGGCCACAAGAACCCGGCAGACGACTGCGTGGCGTGCCGCGCCCGCTCCGAGCTCTCCGCCCTCCGCCAGGAGCTCGAAGAGGCTAGAGCCGAGAGGGACGATGCACGCTTGCTCTGGCGTGCCAAGGGACTGGTGCTCATTGCGCGGTCAGGCGGCGGCCGTTGGGAGTTCTTCGGCGGGCCGCACTCGCGTCAGTACCTATGTGATGACAGGCAGGGCGTCCCCGTCCTCGACGCCGCCTCTCGCTCCGCGCTGCGCCGCGCCCTCGGAGAAGAACGACATGCCGATCCGTCCTGAGAACCGCGCCCGCTATCCCGGCAACTGGCGCGCGATCTCCGACCGCATCCGCTTCCAGCGCGCCGCCGGACGCTGCGAGTGCGAAGGCGAGTGCGGCCTGCATCGGACGACGCCGGGGCCGCGCCGCTGCGTCGAGGTTCACGGCCAATCCGCGACCTTCGCCAAGGGCAAAGTCGTGCTGACCGTCGCCCACCTCGACCACACGCCGGAGAACGTCGCCGACACGAACCTCAAGGCGATGTGCCAGCGCTGCCACCTGCTCTACGACAAGGACCACCACCAAGCGAACGCGGCCCGGACCAGAGCGCGCCGCGCCCTCGGAGAGGAGGAACGAGCGTGAGCGCCGGCAAGAACGTTCGCCGGAAGCACCGCGCGCGCAAGCCGTACCGCGGTTCGCGGGCCGCCGACTCTTCATGCCGAAGCAACGGCTCGTGCGGCTACTGCCGGAACAACCGCATGCACCGGCATCGCAAGAAGCTGGAGCCCCACGAGGCCCCACCCCCGCACACCCCCTGAGAGACACCGTGGCTTCCCCTAACCCTGTTCCCTGAGAGAGACCATGACCCGACTGCTTCTCGCCCTGTTCCTGCTCGCCCCGCTCGCCCCCGCGCAGACCCGCACCTTCTCCGCCACGCTCAACGTCGGCGAGACCGCCACGGTGACGATCGCCGGGCCGAACCCCGGAGCCACGAGCGCGCTGATCTCGATCGACGGCCAGGCCGACCGCTGGCGCGCCGTCGAGAACCTCTCGCTCTTGACCGGAGGCACCGCGACGTTCGCTCCCGCGACGGCCAAGGTCGAGGTCGGGATCGGGGCCTCGGCGCTCGTCTCCGCGAGCGTGGGCGCGCCTGCGACCTCGTTCGCTGGCCTCTCCGTCTGGGACGGGACGATCGACTTCGCGGGTCCGAGCTCGGGCTCGGCGCTGCTCTCGGGACTCTACAGCGCCTCCAGCGGCGGCCCGGCGGCTCCTTGGGCGGGACGCCGCGTCGTGCTCTGGATCCGCGCCACGGACAGCCCCACGGGCATCTCCGGGACCACGGGCGCGCTCGCGACGCAGCACGGGTGCTTGGTGACGGTGAACGGGACGGTATCCTTCCAGTGATGGACCGAGCCGAGATCCGGAAGCTCGCCGAGGCGGCGCTCGCGGATGACCACTCCGTGCATGCGCGAGCGGTCGCTGCGCTGAACGAGCATGGAGAGGTCACAGTCGCACCGTGGGTCATCGCCGCAGCCCACCGCGAGCCCGCCCTCGCGCGCGCGGTGCTGGAGCTGCTGGACAAGCTCGGCGCCGTGGAGAAGGAGTACCTGTCCTTCGCGCTACAGTCGATCGGCAGAGACACCGACGACGCCGCGCCCACGCCCGAGGAGAAGCCCTAGGGCTCGATCAGCGCCGAGTAGACCCGCGCGTAGGCGAGCCCGAACTCCGGGCCGTGATCGGCTACGCTCGGGTGCTCGCTGGTCCAACTCAAGGCGTGACTCCACTCGTGAAGTAACGTCCAGCGCAGAAAGTCGCCCTCCAGCGTCGGATCGAGCGAGATCGCGAAGTGCGGCGTGGACTCTCTGTGGAAAGAGCAGGAGCCCCAGCGCTTCTTGAGGGCCCGGCGCCGTACGACCACGGGCCACATGGGCGGGACGCGCTTGCGCAGGACCGCGAGGTCGCGACGGAGCGCGGCGCGCTTCACCGCTTCGCTCTCCCGCCCGGCGCGCGCACCTTCCGGATCGGCCCGGCCATGTTGAAGGCGCCGTTGTAGTAGCCCCGGTCGAACCACTGCCGCAGGGCCGTCTTGACCTCGACGACCGCGCCCCGCTCGTCCTGTCGCGGCTCGATGATCCAGCCGCCCACGTCGTACTGGAGCCCCTTCTTGCGGCCCCAGGTGTCTTGGTCCTTGGTGCAGCCGGCGCCGATCACGTGGACCCCGCGCTCGATGAAGTAGATGAGCTTGTGGAGATGCCCGCTGCACATGATCGCGGGCTTCTCGCCGGGCTGGAGCGAGCGGACGATCTTCTGCATCGTCCAGCTCGTCGCGTGCGCGCTGCCGCCGCCGGGGTGGTCCAGCCAGAGCTTGGACGAGGCGCCCGTCTTCGCGTGCTCCAGCGAGAAGAAGGCCTCCTTGTAGCCGCAGTCGCGCAGGTCGTGGCGCCCGTACTCGCGCGCGGAGCTGACGAGCAGCCGCCCGACGTCGATCCCTTCGCGCTTGGCGTACCAGCCCTCGTGGTCGTCGCCGGAGACGAACCACGTCGTGATGCCCTTCTTCTCGGGGAAGTTCTCGACGAAATAGTCGACCTGCGGCTGGAGCCCGTGGCAGTCGGGCAAGAGCTCGTGGTCGTTGTCGTGGCCCTCGCCGTCGATCCAGTTCCCGGCGAGCAGGACGTTCTCGATCCCCTCCGAGGCGAACCAGTCGTAGAGGTCGGTCGCTACGTCCTCGCGCGCGCACTTCGACCCGTAGTGGGTGTCCGAGATGATCCCGAATCGGTGCCGGCCGTTCTTGTCCGAGATGAACTTGAGGTTTTCGAGCGTGCGCGGGGCCGGCTTGCGCACGAGGACGATCACGTCCCCGTGGACCTTGACGTTGAGCGACTGCTCGACGAGCGCGTCGCAGAGGTCGATCACGGCGCCCCGCGAGCAACCGATCTCGGCCGCGACCTCCGCCAAGGGGATGCGGCCGCCGCGCTTGAGCCGGGCGTGGAGAATGTCGAGGGCTTCGGTGTTCCCCTCCTCGCGGGCCCACTTCGCAACGTCGAAGCGGGGCTTCTTCAAGTGCCCAGCCCGCCGAGGCAGTTGTGGACGTGCGAGTGGAAGGCCGTGTACTTGTAGGGGTAGCCCAACTGCTCGCACGCCATCCGGTAGATCGAGCGCACCTTGCCCTTGAACTCGCCCCGGGCGCGCATCTCCAGGGCGATCCGGATGCCCTCGGCCGCCTCGGGAAGGCGACAGGTCTCGCATTTCGTGGGTCGCGCGGGCTCGAATCCCCGCGCCCACGAGGCCACGTCAAAGCCCGGAGGGGCCTTCGATGCTTTCGCGCTCGGCGCTCTCGGCTTCCCGGAGCGCGATGTGCCGGTCGAGGTAGAAGCGCGCCTTCCTGAGGTCCTCAATCTCCCGTCCTTTGTAGGAGGCGCGGCAGACGTACTTGATGACGTTGCCGAGGTGGTAGGCGAGCTTCTGGTCCTCGATGAAGTCCAGGACCTCGATCTTCCCTCGCGTGTAGTGCGAGGGGCGGCTCACGGGGTCGTGCCCCGAGCCTGGCTGCGTGGCGGCGTCGCCCACGGACGGGGAGCCTACACTACCGATGGGGTATGTCGCCACCGTTGCAACTAGGAAAGGTAGACGGATCAGACAAGCGCCCTACGGAGAGCGCGGATGGAGCGCCACAGGACGAGGACTGGGGCGAGGATCAGGAGGCCGAGGACGGCTAGGCAGACGTAGTCGTCGCGACGGGGCTCGGGGGGCTCGCCGGCTGGGGCTGGTTCGGCAGGCCCCAGACCTTCTTCTCCCGGTTGTTCCGGTAGAAGTTCACCCCGAGGAAGCTCGTCACCAGGGTCGCGATCCCGGTCCCGATCGTCTGGGGCCAGTCGATCGACTCCCCCTGCTCGGTCAGCAGGGCTCGGATCGACTCCGCTTCCTCCGGGGAGATCACTCCATCGGCCACCGCTGCGTTCCAGGTGGCGGTCAGGCGCTCCCCCACGGTAGGGGACACGGCACACGCGGCGAGAAGCAGGAAGGCCGCTAGGGCGGGAAGGCAATGCGCTCGTTTCATGAGGATCATTTGCGGGGGTGGATCTCGCGGACTTCCGGTACGGCGAGAGAGGCGTTGGCGATCCGCAGGCGGAGAGCGAAAATCTCCATGTCCTGCGCGGTCCAGGCGTCGTGCGCGGCGCGGTCCGAGCGTTCCAGGCGGTTGTTGAGATCGACGAGCTGCTCGCGCAGCCCGCTCATCTCGACGTCGATGCGCTTGTCCAGGGCGGAGTACCCGTCCTTGACGGAGAGCACGCCCCAGAGGACGCAACTTCCCACGGCGACGGCCATGCCGATGGGGACGAGGGTGTCGCGGTTGATGACGGGGGGCATGGCTCGGGATGGGGCTGGGGGAGGGTCGGAACTGGGAAACTAGAGGCGGCCTGTTGCCCAGACGCATGGGATCCGAATAGGATCGGGGGCATGGCCCAATTCCCGTGGCGCCGAGCCCGCCCGCTTCTGCTCGCGCTGACCCTGCTCTCTGCCCTCGCCTGGGCCTTCTGGGAGCAGGCGACGCGCTTCGACTACGAGCGCCTGAGCGCGGACACCCTGCGCGTGACGAACACGCGGACAGGGGAGACCTTCCTGCTCACCGGGCCCGACATGGGGGCCTTGGAGCGGGAAGAGTAGCGGGGGGCTGGCGCCGTCCCAGGGATGGGATAGGCTGGGGGTGGGGCTGGTCCCATGCGGGCCGAGCCCCACGGAAGCCCCACCATGAGCAAGATCACCAAGACGGGCCTGATCCTCGGCCTGATAGCCTTCGCCGGCTGGTACGCGATTACAGCGCGTTTCCAGACGCGCCGGCTCGGCAACACCACGTACATCCTCACGGACACCTGGCGGTCGCAATCCTGGTTCGGGAACGGCGGCTATCTGACGCCGCTCTCGCCGGAGTCGCTCCAGACCTTCGACGCACGTTTGCGAGCCGAGAAGCTGGACCGCGATCTGTCCGCCCTGATCGAGGCGGTACCGCCCTCCGACGAGTAGAGCGTTCACGGCACGTTCTCCCGGACGGCCCGAAGGAGCTGCGCGATGGCAGCGTCCGCAGCCGCGCCGTTGTCGGACTTCTTGGCTGCCTTCACGCGGCGCTCGACCACCTGCGCGCGGGCGGCGAGGTTGGCGTAGGCCGCTTCCTCGGGCGACAGATCCTTGCCCGCCTTCCGTCGCTCGACGGCCCGCTCGATCTTTGCGAGCACGTCGTAGAACTCCCGGATCTCGTAGCTCTCGTCCGGCTCGGACGCGAAGCGGCGCACGAGCGGCACGTCCTTGAGCGTCCACTCCCCGGACTGGACCCGCTGGGGGAGCTCGACCATCCGCCGGGCGAACTGCCCGACGCCGCCGGAGAGGAAGTCCGAGAAGTGCTCGATCGTCTCCGGCGAGATCGAGATCGCGCCTTCGCGCTGGTCGTCTCCGCCCGTCGCCCGGTTGAGCCAGTCCGTGAACGCCTTGGCGTTCGGGGAGACGCTGTCGAAGTGCCGCTCGGAGTCCGGCGGAGGCGTGCGGTCGAACGGGTTTTCCGCCGGCATGATCGGCTTGCCAGCATGGTTCTTGTTCTCCTCGACCTCGATGAACGGGCGCAGCGCGGTCGGCGCTACCGCCTGGAGCGGGGTCGAACCCCCGAGCGGATCGAAGTTCTGCCGCGCAGCGACGAGCACCTCAAGGCCGGCTTCGGTCGGGCTCAGCGCGCCGGAGACAACCTCCTCCGCCAGCGAGCCCATGTAGTAGAAGAGTCCATACCCCCAGGGGAGCGGAACCTTGACGCCCTTCCCTTCGGTGCCGGGGATCAGGAACGTCAGGTTCTTCGACTTGTCCCAGGTCGAACGCTTCTCCCAGTAGGGGACGCCGTCGTCGTCCTCCCCGCCTCCGACGCGGTTGAGCCAGGAGAGGACGTAGCCCGCAGCCGCGAGGCCCAGCGTCATCTTCTGGATCTGGCGGTTCTTGACGACGCCCGTGAGCACGCGCGCCGAGCCCTGGACGTTCGCGTTCGCGAAGAGATACAGGCTGTTGAGGACCGGGCCCCACTCGCCCTTGCGGTTGAAGTCGACCGTGAGCTCGCGAGCGATCTTCGCCGCGCGCTTCTTCGAGATCCCCATCTCGCGCGCCACGCTGTAGGCGTGGAAGCGCATCGCGTTCTCGACGGCCTCGTTGAGGTCGCGGATGAACTGGTCGGCCGCCTTGATCGCCTTCTTCGGGCCCGGCGCCTCTACCGCCGTCGCCTTCTCGATCTTGCGTAGCTGCGTCTCGAACGACTCGATCGTGCCCCAGCCCGCCTTGCCGCCCTCCTCGGCGAACTCGCGCGCGCGATCGTACTGCGCCCCCTTCGCGTCGGGATCCCTGGCGAGGGTCCAGAGCGTGCGCAGCGCTTGGCCGACCTTCTTCGGGCTGCGGAACGCCGAGGAGAACGCCTTGCCCTGCTCGGCCGAGATGTGGATCCCGGCCGTCGAGAGGTCGCGGACGAAGTTGGTCGCCCAGAACTCCGGGTTGCGCGCCGTGAGCAGTTGCCCGTACTGGCGCATGACGAACGCGACCGGGCGCAGGAACTTCGGCGCGTCCTCGACGCCGACGCCCTTGAAGGCCGCCGCGTAGCGCTCGTCCCGGACGACGAGGTAGCGCTCCCTGCCGTTCTCCTTGAAGGCCAGGACGTAGCCTTTCGCCGCGTCCTCGGGCTTGGGCTTGTCCGTCACTTCCCAGAGCGGGTCGGGGTTCGCCTCGACGAGCTTCGCGACGGCGGTCCCGACGCGGTTCTTCTCGGCGCGGAGCACCGCTTCCTTCGCCTGGACGAAGGTCCAGACGAGCGGGTTGTCGGCCTTGGACTGGCGGCCCTCGGCGCGCTTGGCTTCCTTGCCCTTGACGTTGAGCGAGCGGCCGCCGCCGACGCCCTGCTCGGGGTCCGTGGCCGTGCGCAGGGGGACGTAGGTCGAGCCGAACTTCTCCCACGCGGCGCGGCCCTCGGAGGAGAGCAGCCCGCCCTCTTCCAAGGCGTCCAGGCGCTCGCGGTTCACGCGCTCGACGATCCGGGCGAGGCGCTCGAAGTGCGGCCGGCGCGGGTCCTGTGCGACCCTGGAGAGCACCGCAGCGGCCTCGGCGCGCGTCATCCCGGCGCCAGTCTCTTCGGGCCCGAGCTTCGGGTTGCGCTCCAGGATGACTCGGCGGCGGTCCTCGGCGTGGCGCGCAGCCAGGAACTCGCCGGCCTCTTCCGGGCTGATCTGCGCGCGCTGGAGGATCTGGCCGACCTGCTTCTCGGGCCCGCGCTCGATGCGCGCGACGCGCTCCGCGGCTCGTCCAGGCATGAGCGAGGCCGCGAGGTCCACGTCCGCCTCCTCGGGGACGGCGCCGCCCTTCTCGGCGACGACCTTCTGCGCCACGCGGAAGCGGTTGAGCCGGTCCCGGACCTTGCGCTCGATCAGTTGGAGCGGGGTCTCCGGGGGCAGGGCGAGCGAGTCCGGCGTGGCGCCGGCGCGCGAGGTGTCCGGGGCGCGGGGGCGGAAGTCGGAGCCGCCGAGGAGACCGAAGCCCCAGGCATCCGCCGTGACGGGCGGCAGGCCGGCCTCGTCCTCCGGGATGTCGAACGGGACTTCGTCCACGACCTCCGGCTCGGCGCGCGACGCGCTGTCGGGCTGGGTGTGGAGCAGGAAGTCGAGCATCTCCTGCTGGCGAGCCGTGAACTTGCCGGGCTTCTCCGAGGTCGCCCGCTCGATCAGGCGCGAGACCTCCGTCGCGCTCATGTTCCCGGGGCGAGAGAGCCACCAGGAGGAGTTGGGCTCGGGGCGCGTGCGCCCGATGACCGTGCCCTCGGCGTTGCGGATCTGCTGCCCGCCGGACTTGCCGCCGACCTCCATCGCGAGGCGGCCGAGGTGCTCGCGCACGCGCGGGTCGGAGAGGTCGGGCTCCGAGGGAGGCGTGACCTCCGGGGTCACACTTGTGCCCTCGGGAGTCACATCGGCTTGGGAGGGAGCCCCGGCATCGACCTCGGCCGCGGGTAGGGCCGTCTGAGAGGTGGTGTCGGCCGGGGCTGGAGGGGGGGTGGGGGCGTGCGTCTTGGTGATGAGCACGTCCGAGTCGTCGAAGACGACGTAGTTGTACGTGCCGTCGCCCTGCGCTCGGCTGTTCTCGTCGAGGTACTTGATCCCGCGGATACCCAGGCCGCGCAGCTCGCGGCTCGCTGCCGCCGCGTCGCCGGCCGCGCCTCCGGTCAGGCGGCGGTAATACTGCTCGCCTGTTTCGCGCGCGAACGGGTGCGCCTCGTCCATCGCCTTGGTCAAGGCGTCGTACTCGGGCATCTCCGAGAGCGGGATGCCCTGCTCCTGCGCGCGCGCGGCCAGGGCTTCCTCGGCCGCGAAATCCCGCACCTTGACGCCGAGCGCGGCGCGCACGCGCGGGGACTGCTCGCTGAGGGGCCTGTCCCACAGCAGGAACTCGTCGTCGGCGGGGACGAGGTTGGCCTCGTAGGTGCGTCCCTGCGTGCGCTGGAGATCCTGCTGGTTCGTCTCCAGCCACCCGATTGACTTCGCCAGGCGTGCGCGGCCAGAGGCGTATTCCGAGTCCTTGAGGGCCTCGGCGCGCTCGCGCATCGCCCGGAGCGCGGCCTCGACGGAGCGGGCCTTCTCAACCTCGTCGATCGCGTCCCGCGCCTCGGGCGGGAGCGCTCGGGCCTCCTCCGTCGGCACACCCTGTCTCGAGACCTGCGCGCCCTTGAAGGTCACGCTGCTCGACAGGGCCTCGCGATAGTGGTCTCCGATCTCCTTCGTGTCAGTGAAGTAGAGCCCGTGCCCGAACGTCTGCGCGCCCTCGCCGGTCCCGATCTTCTGCGTAGAGAAGCGATCGAACTCGTGCGGCGAGCCGTGGTAGACGGTCTTGCCCCGGGGGGCGGCCTCGGTGCCCGACTCGGAGACCGCGTAGTTGACGGGCTCGGTGCGCCCCCCCTGATCCAATGGGTTGGCTGTCGGCGCGGCCCGCTCGGAAATCGCGGTTTCCTCGGCGGCTGCGGCCGGCGCCGTCGTTTCCTCGGGCGTGGCCGGCGGTACGGCCTCGATCAGCGCGTCGAGCGCCTCGTCGGACGCCAGCGAGGTGTTCACCCCTGAGACCGCTATCGAGGTCCCGCCGCCGACCACGGCTCCCACGCCCATCGCGCGGCCGGTCTGGCCGAGGTTGATCTCCGCCTCGGGCTGGTAGGTCGCCTTGCGCACGGCCTGCGTGCCGAGGTCCTGGAAGCCCTCCTGGACCGATTCGCCCAGGCTCTCGACGCCCACGCGGCGCACGAGCCCGCCGCCGGCCTTGCCGAGCCGCCCGAGCGCTCCGCCGACACCAAAGACCTCGCCGGCCCCCAGGAGGCCCTCGACGGTCGTGGCGACCGCGGTCTCGCCCGGCGTGGCCCCCGCAGCCTGAGCCGACTCGAAGCCCTCGTTGCCGCCCGCAAGGGCTCCTGCCGCAGCCATCCCAGGACCCCCGAGTAGGGCCGCAGGGACCATCGCTGCCGCGCTTCCCAGGCCCGCCGGCACGTCCGAGGCGAGGAACGAGTCCTCCAAGCCGGGAACGGGCGGGGCAAGCCCTTGGCCGAAGCTGCGGATCCCCTGGACGAGCGGGTCCTGCGCCGGGTCGGGCTGGTCTCCCGGCAGGATCGAGTCCGCGATCCGGAAGAGGCCCGTCAGCCCCGAGGCCGCGAAGCGCGCACCGCCCCGCGCGAAGCTCCCGATCGCCTGCTGCGCGTAGTCTCCGACGCTCGCGCCCTCCGCCGGCACGGCAGCGATGAGCGCGTCCAGCGGGTCCGGCTCGGGCGGGACCGCTGCGATGAGCGCGTCCAGGGGGTCGGCCTTGCCCGCGGGCGTGAAGACTTCACCCTGCCAGCTACCGGCCTTGGCCCGGTTCGCGCCGACCGCGTACTGCGACTCGACCGAAAAGGTCTCGTGATTAGGCTTCTTGAACGTGTCCGGCCAGTGCCCGGTCGCTGGGTCGGGCTCGATCCCGGCCTTGAAGGCGCCGCGCAGGTCGTAGTCCGCGCCTGAGTCCTGCGGCGCGTACTTCGCCTTCCACTGGCGGAACGCGGCCTCCTCGGCAGGCGAGAGCTTCGTCTCGTACTGTCCGAGCTGGGGCATCGCCTACTTCCCACCTCGCAGCGCCGCCTTGATCTTCTCCGGCGGGTCTCCGTTGGCCTTCATGCGCGCCACCATGCGGACCTGGTCCTCGGTCGCGCCCGCAGCTTCGATCGCCGCTTGGAGGTCCGGAGCGGGCGCCTGCTGCGCCGGGGCCTCGTACAGCCCCCGGTACTCGCTCACGAGCGCGCGCCGGTCGGTCTTCGGATCCAGCCACCGCTCGTCCTTCTGCGCGAGCTCGATCGCCGTCGATTGCAGCTTGAACTCTCGCTCGGCGTCCTTGTCCTTGGTGTCGGCCTGCCGCGAGCGGGCGCGTCCCGGTTGCAGATGCCCGATCGCCTGCTGGTACGCCTGTCCGGCTTTCGCAGGCTCGATCTCCATCTGCGCCGCCGTCGCGAGCGCGCGCTCCAGCCGCGACGACAGCTCGTCCGCCTCGCCGTAGTCGCCGTTCGCCTCGGCCGCGTCGATCCGGGCGCGCAGGCTGTTCGCCAGGGTGTCCAGCTTCGATCGGTATTCTCCGACCATCTGCTGCTGCGCCTGCCGAGCGCCCGCCTCCTTGCGGATCCCCGAGAGCGCCGCGAGCAGCGACTTGTGATCGCCGCCGAGGGCGAACGTCTCGGCCGCACCCTGCACGCGCGGAGCGAGCACGGGATCTCCGGCGATGGCGGGATTGGCCATCATCTCCTTCAGGGCCGTGTCGGCTTCGAGGCGCTGCGCCTCTTTCTGCCGGCCCTGGAAGCGCTCCCGCTCCTCCTTCGTGAAGCGCGCCGCGAACTCTGGGTCCTTGAAGCCCGACGCGACCTGGGAGAGACGGGCCTCGAACGCCCGCTCGGGGTCCTGATCGGGCGCGACCGGCTGCGCGAGCATCTGGAGCCCGCGCGAGTACGTCGCCACGTCCGACGCCTCGTTCTGCTCGGAGCGCAGGAAGCGACTGTCGATTGCGGCTTGCCGCTCGTCGATCTGCGCGTAGCGCTGCTCCTGGAGATCGAGCCGGCGGTTCGTCGCCTCGTCCTGCCGGCGCTGGCGCGACATCTGGTACTCGGTCGCCCGCAGAGCGTCCGCGCGCTCCTGTTCGTACCTCTGATCCGCCACCTTCTCCCGCTTGCGCTGGTGGTAGCGGTGGAACCCTGCACCGACGCTGTTCTGGTAGGCCGCCCCCGCTGCTTCCCAGAAGTCGTCTCCGATCACGGCCGGCATTTCAGTCGTCTCCGAACAGCGCGTCGCCCGCCGCGGCTCCGGCAGCGCCGCCCAGGGGCCCGAGGAACGAGCCCGCGACGCCGCCGAGGAGCGAGCCCAGACCGCTCTTTTTCTTCTGCTTGGGCTTGTTCAGGTAGTTGAAGTGCAGTCCTCCGACTCCCATCAGCGCCCCGAACTTGTCCTGGTAGAGCCCCGCAAGCCCCGACTGCGCCCCGCCGAGCGCCATGCCCTTCTGCGCCTGGAGCCCCGCGACCGCCTGAGCAAGCGCTTGGTCCACCTGCGCCAGGTTCTGCGAGCCCTGCGAGTAGAGCCCGCCTTGCAGGTTCGCGTTCACGGTCGTGTTCGCGAGGCCCGACTGCTGCAAGCCCGTCTGAAGCCCGGCGAGCGCCTGCGCCTGGTTGTTCATCACGGAGGTCTTGGCCGCCGTAGCGCCCGAGCCCGCGCTGGAGATCGCCTTGTCGAACTGACCTCCGATCGTCTTGGCGGCCTGCTTCTGCGCGAGCAGCGCCAGCGCGTAGTCCGTCGCCTGCGCGCCGTAGAGCTTGTTCAGGAGATCGGCGACGTGGTTGGGCTTCTTCTTGGGCGTCTTGAGCTTGGCGAGCCCAAGCTCCCCACCCGGAGCGCCAAAGTCCTTCATCTGCGCCATCTGTCACCTAGCCGATCAGCAGAAAAGCCACCGTGCTCGTGTCCGCCACGTCCGAGCTCAGGATGTCGAAAGAGACCCCGACCACGAGGTTTGCGATCGAGAGATGACCCAAGGTCCCGCCCGCCGTCTGGCGAGCGTGGAAGACGCGCGACGAAGCCGTGACCGCCGCGGACGCGACCGTCACCGTGCCCGCGACGAGCGTCGCCGTGCCCATCACCCAGGGCATGTTCGCGACCGGCACTTGGGCGTTCGCGTCCAGCGGAGCCACGCCGTTCGCCGCAGCCCGCGTTGCCGTCTCGATCCGCGCTGCGATCGCTGTCGCGTGCGCGTCGAGCACGTCCTTGACCGACCCGCCCGTCACGCTGGAGTCGTTGCGGACCTGCGACGCCTTCGGACGAGCGATGGCGCGTCCGTCCTTGAACTGGAGCGAGTCGTCCCCGACCGCCAGTTGCTTGCGGCGCGGCGAGCCCGTCACGGTCTCCAAGCCATCGCCCAAGCGATCCGCGATCTCGCCCCTGGCGTTGATGTACTGCGAGCCTGCGGGGTCGAGCTTCACCGAAGCCCGCCCGTCGGCGTCCAGCTCGATCCCGTCCCCGAACTGACGGTCGGTGTTCCGCGGCGGCGAGCTCGTGTGCCGCGGGTCGCTCGCCATCGTGCGCGAGGGCCGGGACATGAAGCGGTCCTGGCTCACGCCGAGGTCCTCCGCCGCCCCGCCGGAGCCGCCATCACCGAGGCCGACTCCAGGGCGAAGCGCTCACCCGCGGTGCCGTTGAAGAGGCGCAGCCAGACGAACGAGCCCGCCTGCCGTTCGACCTGGAAGGCGTTGGGGCCAGCTGTCAGCGTGCCCGTCTGGTCCGCCCCCCCGGTCGCGTCGGCGTTGGCGCTCGCGTACCACTCGAACCCGCAGCCGTTCTGCGTGTTCGCGAGGTCGGCCTTGAGGTTGTAGAAGCGCCACCAGGAGGGCGACCCCTCCGGCGCGTTGGGGCCGAGCAGCACCGAGGCGTTCACCGCCTGCGTGGCGCCGCCGAAGAGCGTCCCGTCGTTCGCGCTCGACTCGTCCCACTTGAGGATCTGCCCGTCCTCCGTGCCGACGAGCAGGATGCGCGACCCGACCACGTCGCCGTCGATCACCGTGGCCGCCGTCGGCTGGATCCCGATCGCGAAGGTGTCCGGCCAGGGCGCCAAACGGTCCGTCAGCCGGTGCCAGAACCAGTGCTCGGTCGAGGAGCCACCGGCCCCGAAGGGCATCACGAAGACGTGCAAGCCCTCGTCGCGCGCGTTCCAGATCGCCTGGACGTAGAACGAGCCGTAGTCGATGTCGCGCAGGTAGCGCGGGAGCTGGTCCTCCGAGAGCGAGCGGGGCTTGCCGCCCGGCGCCATCGCGTACAGGCCGCCCTTGGAGCCGACGAAGTAGAGGACCCCGTTCTCGTCCTTGTCCCACGAGGGGCCGAAGGCCATCCCGGTCGTGTCGGTGACGAGGCCGTACTGCGCGTTCTCCGCCGTCGGATCCCCGTAGAGCGCCTGGATCGTCGAGGCGCCTCCGAAGATCAGCACGTCGTCCGAGTAGGGGACGATCGCGTTGATGATGTCCGGGCAGGGACCGACGCGAGAGTCGTTGCCCTTGACCGCGATCCCGTCCTTGAAGACGGGCGGGAAGAGGTCCCAATCCGTCGCGTTCCCGCGCGCCGACATCGTCCAGTTGTGCGGATCGTCGGGATCCCGGGCGAGCACGAGACGCCCGCCCCACGCCGCCACGAGCTGGCAGCGGTAGGGCACCTTGCCCGACGTCGCGCTCTTGAGCTCGGCGAGCGTCGAGGTCTTCGGGTCGTAGGACCAGACCTTCTTCCCGTCCACGAAGTACGCCTTCTGGAACAGGACGCACGAGTCGATGTACTTGGCGCCGCTCTCGAAGGGCGTCCCGATCGCCGTGAAGCTCGCCGTCGTGAAGCTCTTGAGCGCGGTCCCGGAGGCCACGAGGTAGAGCGCTTGCTTGGGGCTCTGCACGCTCGGCGTCGCGGAGACGAGGCGGATCCGGTAGAGCGTCGTCTTGTTCGAGGCGGTCTCGTTGCGCGTCCCGACGTAGACGTACTCCGCCCGCGCCTGGATCGGGTTCGCCGTGGACGAGAGATCGGTCTGGTAGTCGGGGATCGCCGGATCGACCGCGACCGCGTGCGCCTGCGGGTCGTCCGTGAGGTTGTCGAGCGTGACGAGCAGTTGCGCGTTGGGGGAGACGGCGCTCGCAGGCTGGCGCCCGTAGACCCGCATCGTCGTCGTCTCGGCCACGTCGAAGACCGGGACGTAGACGCTGTCGAACTTGTCGACGGCCATCCGCGGGTAGTGGTAGGAGGGCTCGCCGGGCGCCGTCTGCCAGGCGTTCGCGAGCCCCGTCCCCAAGGTCACGGAGAAGGTCGTCCCGCTGTCGATCACCTTGCGGATGTCGATCGCGTCCGCCGTGATCGAGGGCGTCGAGACGAGCGCCTGACGCGGCCCGATCGAGTACAGCTCGCCCGCGGAGTTCACCCGGACGCCATAGCCGACACCTCCTCGTCCGAGCCCGTTGTTGGACTCGTTCGAGGTCATCACCCACTTCACGTCCCCGTTCGCGGGGTCGAACTTGGCGAGGATGCCGTAGACCGACTTCAGGTTGCGAGCGCCCGAGGCGGTCCCGAGGGTCGACTTCGAGGGCGGGCCGCCCAGCGTGAAGTTCGAGACCTCGTTCAGGTGGAAGGGGTGGGGGTAGTGCCCGCGGTTGCCGCCCGAGCCGTTGATCGAGGTCGAGCTGGTCGTCGCGTTCCAAGAGAGGCGCGCCCCGCCCGTGCTCTCGGTCGTCGCCGCCGCCGCGGCGTAGGACGAGCGCGAGTAGACGAACATCGCGTAGTTGACCGCGTTGTTGTAGGCGATCGGCGCGGTGGCGAAGAAGGCCGTATTCGCGACCGTGGCGGAGCTGTAGTCGGTCCCGGGGACCCCCGTGCGGTTGACCGCGTGGTGCAGGTTCAGGAGCGAGATCCGAGGCGCCGCCCCGATCAAGACCTCGTTCGCGGTCGTCGTCAGGACCGTGCGGAAGGTGTAGGTCTGCGAGCCGATCGTCGCGGTGTCGCCGTCGTTGATGACGCCGACGCCGGAGAGCACGCTCGCCCGGCCGCCGGGAAGGAGGTGCGCGAGGCCCCACTTGTGGGCGAGATAGCCTTCCAGCTGGTAGAGCTCGTGCGCCGTCGCGCCGAACGAAAACGCTTGGTCCGGGTAGGCGATCGTCGAGTTCGGGGCCGCGAGCAGGGACTGCCGCACGCCGTCCGCGTTGTCGTAGTCGGAGAGGACGACGATCTCGCAGATGTCGCCCTTGAGCTTGGAGATCGACCCGTAGGGGGCCGCGGGGCCGCTCCCGAGCAGCGTGGCCTCCGTCGAGGTGAACGCGGCCGAGCTCCAGCGGTCGCAGGGCTGGCCGTTCACCCGCAAGAGCGAGCGCGTCGAGGCCCCGGCGAGATCGTTCACGCCGCCGTCGCAGACCCAGGTAATGAGCGCGTGTCCGTAGGGGCCGCGGGCGTTGCCGAGCGGGTGCCCGTTCGCGCCGGTGGGAGCCGAAGTGACGGCGACGGTGACTTGCGCGTTGTCGCCCTGGACGCCGTCGGTCTCGAAGATCGAGACGGCCCCGGGAACCGTGTTCGTCCCGGCGTCCGAGTTGTCCCGATTCGCGATCAGGGCCCGCGTCCCCGTCGAGTGCGGGGTCATGATCCAGCGCGGAGCGTCCGCGGTGGTGTCGAGCGGGACCCGGACCACCATGCAGATGCAGTAGGCGGCCTCGCGATAGGTGGGGATCAGCGTCTTCTGCTGGTCCCGCAGCGCCCGGTCGATCGAGCTCGGCGTGGCCGAGGTGAGCCACTGGTCCGTCCCGTTGAAGCGCAGGGACGGCATCGCGCCGAAGCCGGTCGAGCGGTAGCTCGGGCCCGTACCGCTCGCCGTAGGGGCGGTGAGGTTGCGGCTGTTCCCCGACTTGTCGAACCAGATTTTGACCTCGCCGCCCTCGATCTCCTCCGTGTTCGTCGGGGGAACGACCGCGAGCGTGTCGAGGTCCGAGGCGTCGAGCCAGCACCAGATCCGCTTCTGCCAATCGGTGAGGTTGAGCGGCGTCCACTCGACCCAGCGCGCCGTGGTGAAGGGAGAGGCGGGGTCCAGGCCCCGACGCGAGTTCGGCTCCGAGGCGACGAAGACCGAGCCGTCCTTGGGCCCGAGATCCATGTCGTTCGCCGGGTAGGGCACCTCCCAGCGCATGACCTCGGAAGGCGAGTCCGAGTCGATCCCCTCGTAGACGACGACGTACGCTTTCGCCTTGTCGGCGTAGTTGAGCAGCGCGTAGAGCAGCGAGTCCTTGCGCTTGACCGCCTCGACGTAGGCGCCGGGCGAGAGCGTCCAGACGACCTCGGCCTTGTTGTCCTGCGTCTGACGGTACTTCCAGAGCTTGGCCGTCTTCTGGTCCCCGCCGCTGGAGACGCCGGCGTAGATGCCGGTGAAGTCGTCCACGTAGAACGCCCGGATCGTGTGTTTGAGGTCCGCGACCGGGAAGCTGATCTTGAAGATCAGCGCGTTCTCGCTGTTGTACTTCGCGGCCCCGGACGGCCCGTCCAGGACGTAGACGTTCGACTGGCTGTCTGCCTGAACGCCGAGGCAGTCGGTCGTCGTTGGGTTCGAGGAGGTCCAGGCTTGCTCCTCCGAGCCCGCCGCGATCAGGGCGTAGGTGACGCCCTTCTTGTCGTAGACGAGCGGCTGGAGGCGCTTGATCTTGGTGGCGCCGTTCGCCTGTCCTGCGACGTAGTTCGTGCGGCCCGAGCGCTTGGAGCCGCGGCGTCGGCCGGTGACGGGGTCGATCGAGCGGACGTTGCGGGCTTGGCGCGTGGTCAGCGCGGGCTGCTTGCCGAAGGCGGCGCCCTCGGACTGGCCCCGGATCGGCCAGGGAAGCTCCAGGAACTCGGCCGGCATCAGACGATCGAGATGGGCCCGTGCGGGTTGACGAACCGGACGGCGCTCGGGTTGAGATGCTTCTGCGCGGCACCTCCGCGCATGATCCCGAGCGTCGCCTGCTTCTGGCCGTCCGTGCGCACAGCGGCTTCCCAGGTGGGACCGGCCTTGAGGGCGGCGATGCGGTCGGCCTGGGCCTCGACGTCACGCTCCTGGTGAGAAAGAGCCCAGAGCGCGCAGGTCTCCTTGAACAGGGGGACCATGAACTCGGGGATGTTCGCGATGTGCGCGTCGTCGGTCAGCGGCGTCCAGCCGGCGCGGTATTGGATGCGGATGCCGTTCGTGACGTTCGTAGACGGCGCCGGATGCAGTTCGAGGCGCGCGAGGGACGCCGCCACGAGGGCGCCCGTGGTCCACACCGGCGCGCACCAGCCCGGGGTCGCGAAGGGCTTGATGTTCGAGTTCCGCAGGAAGACGATGTACTCGAATGGAACCTGCTCGACCTCCGCGAGGTATCCCGACGTCATGTGAGCGGCGATGAGCTCCAGGAAGTCCGCCGGCAGAGCGACGTACTCCTGATTCTGGACGAGGTTCGCGAGGGTCGTCTGCCGCGCGAGATAGCCCCAGCCGTTGGCGGAGGAGAGCCAGGTCCCCGCGTCGTTGACGAGATCGTTGGCCGTCGCACCCGCGAGCGTGGAGCCCGTGGCGTACTGCATGTGCGTGACGGCTTGGGCGCGGGTGATCGTCATCGGTAGGGGAGGGCCCGCCCCCGGCGCTCAGGAGGAATCACGCCGAGGGCGGGCGAAGGAATCAGGGGATCAGGCCATGCCTTCGATGCCGTTGAAGAGCACCGGCCAGGAGACGAGAACGCCCGCCGTGTAGCTGCCTTCCGCGGTGTCGGCCGCATCCGAGACGCCGCCCAACGTGTAGTTGCCCTCGACCCAGCCGAGGCACTTCAAGTTGTTGGTGTTCGGGTTGGTGCCGAGGTAGCGGTTGACGTTGGTGGCGTTGTTGGTCGCGTAGACGCAGGCCCCGTAGCCCGTCTTGCCGCTGGTCACGGCGCGGACGATGGCGTTGACGTGGCCTCGGATGCAGACCCGCAGCGTCTTGCCGTCGTTGACCGCTTCCATCGCGATCCCGAACAGACCGAACGTGCAGGCCGCGCCGTTCGCCGCGCCGGAGAGCCCGGGGTTGACGACGACGTTGTAGGCCGAGTTCGGCGTGCCGGACGAGGACGAGCCCTCCGTGAAGGTGGTCGCCTGCGTCAGGAACGTGTCGAACTGGACGAGTTGCCCGACCACGGTCGCAGCACCCGTCTTGTTGAGGCAGATCCGCTCCTCGTACTTGAGGAGTTCGACGCCCCGGCCCGGATTGGCGATGAGGTTCGTGAAGCTCATGGCTACAGCACCCCCGCCGTTCCGATGTCCGCCGTCGGGTAGATGATCCCGTGACGGATGCGCGAGCGACACACGAGGTTGCCCCAGGTGTCGACCGGCATGAAGTGCGACGTCGGCGTCTCCGGGGGAGTGAACTCGCCGAGGTTCTTCATGAACCTGCCGGACTTGTAGACCATCCGCAGGTACTTGGGCTGGAGGAGGAAGTAGCGCGGGCCCGCGTTCGTGGTGCCCGCGGTGTCGAGCTCCGTCGAGAGCGCGGCAGCCGCGCCCGTCGGGAAGATCGCCGCCGAGTCCAGTTGCGCGACGTAGACGCAGGGAGCCCCCGCGTACATCGGCTGGAACCACGGGTCCTTCATGTCTTCCCACCGGTCGTTGTTCGCCCGGTAGACCTTCATGAGGTTGATCCGACCTTGCATCGACGTGGCGACGATGTTGATCGGCTCGGCCGTGTCGGACTCGAAGTACTGCTTGTCGTAGGGCGGCGACTGGAATTCGAGGCTCAGCCACGCCTTGTCGAAGGCGTCGGTCAGGGCCTGCGTGGTCGTGGTCGACGCCGTGTAGCCGAACCGCTGCGGGACCCAGTTCGTCTGCCCGACGGTCGTCGGGTTGATCTGCTGGACCGTAGTCCACACACCACCGGGGTGCGCGGCCGAGGGCAAGCCGTTGTCGAACTCGTTGACGAAGCAGGGGATCGAGTAGGGCTCTTGGCCCGTCGCCGATTCCATCTTCGTGGTGTCGGGAACCGCCCAGAGGAGTTCCTCTTGGAAGTTCGCCTGGTCGGTCGCGAGCTCTTGCTGCTTCGCGTGCCAGATGCGCTTGTACTGCTGCGCGAGCTGCGCGGCGCTGGCCCCGTCGTTGAGCTCGATCTCCTGGTCCGTGTAGGCGATGTGGTTTTCCCAGAATCGCCAGGGCACGGTCCACGCGGTACCGGTCTGCTTGTTGGTCCGCGAGATCGGAGCGTTCGGGAGGTAGGTCGTCCCGGTGCGGGTGGCGGACAGGTAGATGATGTCCTTGATCTGCTGCCCGCCTTGCAGCATCTCCGACATCTTTTGACCTCGGCTGAGGTAGCCGAGCGTGCGGTAGTTCCGCTTCTGAGCGTCGTTGACCCGTTCCTCCTGCGAAGTGAGGAACGTGGGTCCCGTCTCATTGACGAACTCCGCGAACAAGCTGAGAGCTTGTCCGGCCATGAGAGAGGGTCTTTCGGGTGGTCGTTACCCGAGACCAGCGATGCGGCGAGCTTCGTCCGGAGAGCGCTGCGCCAACCGAGCCGCGAGGAACGCGACGACTTTGTCGTCCTTGTTCACGGGCACGGGCGGCGAGGAGCGCGACGCGAGCGAGGGCTGGCCGTTGGTCCGGGTACGGGGATTCGAGTCGGACTTCGCAGGACCCGCTTTGCCCAGCACGATCGCCGCCGCGTCGGAATACGCCTCGTCGAGGGACTCGTAGGTCCCGCTCGAAAAGAGCTTGTCCGCCTTGGCCTTGACCTTGCCGAATTCAGCCTGGTCCTCGACCTGCGGGAACCGTCCCGCAAGCCGCGTCCGGGCACGCTCCTCCTGCACGCTGAAGTACCCACCGGCGAGGGTCTGGATGGCGCTCGTGAGCTCCGCCAGTTGCTCGTCGTAGTGGCCTTTCAGGGCCGAAAGAACGGTTCCGAACTTCGAGGCCGCTTCGTCTCCGAACTCTTCACCCAACGGCTGGACCAGCTTGCCCACGTCGAACGCTGGACCTTTCGGCTGCGTCTCCGGGGCGCTGGCTGCTTCACGCTGCTTGATGACTTCGTTGGCGCGCGCAACCTTGGCGTCGTTTTCTGCCTGGCGCTTCTTCTCGTGCGCGGCGATCTCGAGGACCTCCTCGCGCGAGAACTTCTCCAGGTGCTTCGACTTGAGACCCGTCAGGCGAAGGGCCTGGAACGCGGATTCGAGATCCGCGTCTGTTTCCTTCGCTTTCGGGGGTTCAGCCGACGCCGATTCCTCAGCGTCGGTGTTCTTGATCTTCTCCTTCGCCTCCAAGGAGAGGCCGGGATGTCCCGGCGTAGCGAGATCCGCCTCGCCCAAGCGCTTCTTCAGGAGCGCTTCGCCGCGCGCGAGACCCTCGGCGACGAATCGCCCCTTGTCGTCGCGCGCGCGCTCAGGGGGAGGCAGCGAGGCTTCTGCGGTCGGAGCCGTCTCCACGGCGGGGGCTTCGACGACCGGGGCCTCGACGACGGCTTCGCTCATGAGGGGTCGAAGGCGAGCTGGCGCTTGCCTTGCGTGCGGGCCTCGTCCTTGGCCCGGAAGTTCTCGATCTCCCGCTTGGTGCAGAAGACGGGCTTGCCTTCGGCCGTGTGCCTCGGCGCGTCGGGGTGCCAGCGGTGGAGGGAGTGCGCGACGTGGAAGAAGTCCTTGGGCTTCTTCACCTCGGGCAGGGACGCGATCCGCGTCAGGGTCCGGCCGTCAACCACGAGGGGGTCCCCAATGCGGGGGGCCTCGCTGGGCTCCAGGACCAGCTCGACCACCTTGCCGCGGGCGTCCGCGAACTCGTAGGTGCCGGGCACGGGGAGATGCTAGGAAGATAGGTCCCCGTTGTCAACCCGGAGACCACAAGATGTGGTATGGTTGCCGGCCGATGACCCCTACCCCTAGTGCCTACGTCTCCCTGTTCCCGCCCCGCGAGTACCAGCCCGGAGAGCGGCCCTGCCCGGCCTGCGAGGCCCACGGCTACATGCGCTACGGCCGCGCCCTAGGGGCCGGGCGGGACATCCAGATCGCCTACGACTGCCTCGTCTGCGGGGGCTCCCGGCTGGCCGTGGGGCCGCGCGAGGCGATGGTCGTGGCCGCCATTTAGCGGTAAGATGGCGCCCGAACTGTGGGCGTAGCTCAACGGTAGAGCGTCGGAATGTGGCTCCGTAGGTCGGGTTCGAATCCCGCGCCCACCCCTAGAACCCCGCCGGCGCCAGCCCGACCCGGTAGGCGTCCGCCTGCTCGACCAGACCCTTCAGCCAGGCGTAGGTCTCCCCGATCGTCTGCCCCAAGTCCGTGACCCCGTTCGTGGCCACGATCCGGCCTTGGTGGTTGACCCCGGCCTCCGCGCACGCCGCCGCCAGCACGGGGAACTGCTTGGGGTCGTGGCCGGAGTTGTTGTTGTCCTCGCTCTGGGCGTAGAAGCTCAGGATCGAGAGCCCGACGTTCTCCTTGCGCTTGAGGCCCAAGAGGTACATCGGGCTCGACCGCTTCTGGATCGAGAGCGGCACGATGTTGTGCTCCGACCAGTCCGATTGCGAGGCCGGGATGTCCCCGAAGAGACCCGCGTTCGTGCCCGCCGGGTTCGCGTAGACCCCCGACGTGTAGTTGTACTCCTCGCCCACGCAGGTGATCTCGCCGTACCAGTTCAGGTGCCCGGCCACGCGCGAGCTGGAGTAGCGATCCCAGCGCGACCCCGCGCGGTAGTTCGGCAGGAACGGCAGCGACGGCGAAAGCAGATTGACCATGCCGTTGCACGAGCCGGCCGACTGCCCCCAGGTGAAGATCAGGTCCTTGTTGATCCCCCAGCGCCAGCCGTTGTCCTTGAAGTACTGGACCGCGCGCCCGATCGCCGCCTGATCGCCCCAGTAGCCGTAGTCGGGGTAGGTCGGCTTCCCCGCCAGCGACGCCGCCTGCGGATACTCGCAGGAGACGAGCGTGAAGGCCGGCTTGGTCTTGTCGATCGTCGTCGAGCTGTAGCCGTACTTCGGATCGAGCAGCGAGGCCGCGACGACGTGGTGCCCGCGGTTGGGCGTGAACGGGCTGTTGAAGTTGAAGAGGTCCTGGTCCCAGCCGACCGAGACCCACGAGCCCGCGTGGAAGACGAGGAGGCACGGGTTCCCGCCCACCGCGTCCCAGTTCGTCGGGTGCCGGTAGACCGTGCAGACCGTCGATGGGTGCTTGGCGTAGCGGATGTACTTGTGCGTCAGGTTCGACGGGTGCTGGTAGGCGTCGGTGAAGGCGTTGGGCATGGCGGGTGCGAGGGGCGGCGCCGACACGGGCGCGGACTAGTGGCCGTATCGGATACCGTGCTGAAACCCGCAGGAGGACCGCACGAGCCACGTCGTGCTCGCGTGCGCCACGCTGGCGACGACTCGGTAGAGGCGGCAACCCGAGTCGAACTCGTGGTTGATCGCCGTCTCGCCCATGCCGATCAGCGTCGGCCCGGTGAACGTCCCGCCGCGCAGGATCCGGCTCTCGACCACGTAGCCCTGCGCCGTCTTGCCCTCGCTGTAGAAGCGAAAGCGCAGGTCCACGTAGCCCGGGTCCGCGTGGTTCACGATCGAGGCCGTCGCGGCCGAGAACACGTCCACGAAGGTGATCGCCGATCCGGCGTTCGCCGTGTGGTCGAGGATCTTGTTCGTCGAGGTCGCGATGTCGTTCACTTGGAGCTTGAGCGTGATGACGTCCCCGGCCGAGATGTTCGTCCACTTGCCGAAGAACGAGCCCTCGATGAACCCGCCACGCTCGAACGAGGGATCCCAGACCTCGGCGGCCCCCAGGATCACCCCGGTCGGGTTGTCCGCGGTCGTGATCGTGAAGCCGGTTTCGTAGTTCCCGCTGGGCTCCTCGCCCGTGAGCATCCAGAAGCGGTCGAACTGGGGCCGGACGATGTCGGAGGGCCCGTAGGCGCCGCCGACGTTCTCGATCCCCATCGCCGAGAGGTCTTCCTGCTCCTGGCTGGAGTCGGGGTAGCCGAGACGGGTGAACTTCTTGGGAGCGCCGGTCTTCGTCATGGATCAGGCCACCATCTGCGACTTCGCCGCCTTCGCGCCCGCGCTCTGACCCGGGGCCCCTTGCCGCGACGGGCCCGCGCGCTGGGGAAGCTGCGGACGCGCCGCCGGGGCGACGTTGCTCTGCATCTGCGGCCGGGCCATCCCGCCTTGCTGGCCTGGCCCTGAGCCCATCCCCGTCGCGAGCTGCGGCTGCGCCGCCGCGAGGGCGCCCTGGAGGGCGAGCATCTCCTCGTCGAGGTACTTGCCGAGCTCGGGCTCGTCCCAGGCGCGACCGAAGTCGTCCAGGAACAGCTTGGATCGGAAGTGCGGCATCGTCGGAGCCGCGCTCGCCACCTGCATCACCATGCCACCGAGCGTCATCGCCTTGCGCTGCGCCTGCGCCTCGGAGACGCGCTCCATGCTCTGCGGCTCGATGTCGAGGTCCAGGTCGGAGAACGAGGCGTTGGCGTGCAGCTCTTGGAGCTTCTGGAGGGACGCCGCGATGAGCTGCGGGACGAGCTCGGGGATCTGCTCCGGGGGCGCGCCGATCGACTCCAGGAACTGGACGACCTGCGGGGCCATCTCCGCGGCCATCGCCTGCTCGTGCATGTTCGGGCTGCCGCCGTAGAACGTGCCCCCCTCCTCGTCGGAGGCCATCACGACCTTGTCGTCGTGGTAGAGCAGGTAGGCGACCTTGAGGCCGATCTTCTTCACGAACTTGGCGAACTGACGCTTGCGCCACGCGGCGCGCGCGGTCGAACCCTTGTCGGCCACGGCCTCGGCGGTCGCGGTGACGTCGCTGTTCGGCTGGCCCGCCGCCGTGTCGGAGATGCCCGACGTGCGACGCAGGCGCTGGTCGAGGACGTCGCAGGTGACGTGCTGCTCGGGCGACGAGCCGCCGAGCGGGACAGCCACGATGCCCGTGCGCACGTCGTCGATCTCCATCGGGACGATCGAGCCGTCCGCGGCCTCCGCGACCGCCTTTTGGAGCTTGTCGCTCTTGTGGCTGACGAAGCCGAGCGTCTTGCGCCGGCGGTCGGCTTGCAGCCGCGCCTTCTCCTGCGCGTTGACCTCGCGCAGTTGCCCCTCGATCGCGAGGAAGCCCGAGAGCGGCACCGTCTCGTCGGGGACGTTGAACTCGCCGCCCGTGGCATAGGGGCCGGACTCGTGCCCGTAGAACCATTGGGGCGCGCGCACGAAGGCCATCGGTGCCGTCCCGCCGGCTTCCTTGCCGCCCTCGGCGATCGTGAAGATGCCGCCGTGGTAGCAGTCCCAGTCTTCTTCCGGGACCTCGCTCCACAGAGGGTCCCCGACGGGCGGATGCCACTCGGGGATCCAGACGTGGTGCAGGACGATCTCCTTGCGGTCGGGGCTCTTGAGCGAGTCGTCCTTCTTGCGGAGCTTGTCCAAGCCCACGCCCGTCGCGAGGGCCTCGATCGCCTCGACGTTCCAGCCGGCGTCGGGGTTCTGCTTGGCTTCGAGGAGCAGGTCCTCCTTGTCCCGGATCGTCGTGTGCCCCTCGAACCGGCACTCCTCCTCGTCGATCGCGAGCGGGTCGCGGAAGTAGCGCCGGAACGAGACGCGCTGGATCGCCGGCTTATGGCGGACGCTCGTCTGCTTGCCCTGGTCGAAGCCCGGGACCGGACGCTGGACGATGCACGCGACCGGGTAGAAGAAGCACTGGTCGTCGTAGAACTTGCCGAGCAGCTCGTCGAGCGAAACGTCCTTCGTCCAGCGGTTGAGCCCGCCTTGGATCGCCTCGGCGATGAGGGCGTAGTCCGAGCCGCGCTTGGTTTTCGCCATCCAGCGCGGGTTGTCGTAGACGCTCTCGGCCTTGGTGAGGCCGATGAACTCGAAGGCGTGGTTGACGGGGTCGTAGTCCCCGGTGCGCTCGTCGCCCCAGTAGAAGGGCGAGGTGTAGCGCTCGACCATCACCTTGACGTTCTTGGTGCGGCGGTCCTGGAACTGGATCGCGGCCTCGACCTCTTGCCAGAGGGACTTGAGCTCGGTGGAGAGCATCTAGGAGGGCTCCTTCTCGGACCCAGACCATGCGCGCCGGTAGCCTTCGCAGTTCCGGATAGCGCGCTCGCAGCAGGTGTCGGCCGTGCTGAAAAGGTCTCCGGGCTGGTACTCGGTGCGGCTTCCGCACTCCGGGCAGTCCCAGTAGAAGACGTGCTCGCGCGTCGGGTCGGCACGGTCGATCCACCCGTGGGCGATCCGAGAGGCGTTGAAACGCTCGGCGACCTCGCGCCAGCCGTCCAGCTCGCTCACGCGATCTCCTGAAGGGGTGCGAATGGGAGCCGGCGCTCGTCGAACGTCCACATGGACGTCGCGCCTTCGGGTAGCGTCACGAGCGCCCCGAACGGCTTGGCACAGTCGTGCGCCTCGCACTTCCAGTCCGCGTACCGGAAGACGGCCGAGAACGGGGGCGTCTCCGCGAACGCTTTCGCGCCGGCTGCGTCGCGCGCCGGGACGCCGAGCACGTTCTGCTGCACGGAGAAGCAGTAGGGGCACTGAAGCTGGATCACCCAATCTCCTTGAGCGGCAGCCCGCACGCTTGGGCGAAGCGCTTGGCGACCTTGCGGGCGTCCGCCTTGCGCGTGTAGCTCTCGCTCGTGATCGCCTTCTGGCCGTTGCCGTAGCGCACGCGCCAGAAGTGGCCCTTGCGCCCCGAGAAGACCTCGACGCGGTAGGGAATCGGCTTCAGCGGCCGGCCTTCTAGGCGCTGGATCTTCCCATCGAACCCGAGCAGCATCAGATGATCCTCGGGGAGTCGCGTGCTGCACAGGATCGGCGCCGGGAAGCCCCCGACGTCCGGGAGCGGGAAGCCGATCTCGCTCGTGACGTAGCTGATCTCTTTGCGCTTGGTCATCGCTTGGCCTTCCTCGTCACGATCCGCGCACACCGGGGGCAGTCGTCGCCCGCGCGCACCACGTCCGTCTCGATCCGCTTCGAGTTCGAGTCGGGGATCGTGGCCTGCCCGCAGAGCGCGTGCGTCCCCACGAAGTAGTGCGCGTACTTGAAGTCGCGCGGCCACTTCCAGCCCTTGCGGACCGCCGTGCGCGAGCGGACGGCCACGGACTCAATACCCGCTGCCCTTGGTCCCGCGCGGCTTCGTCGGCTTCGAGCCCTTGCCTTTGCACTTCTTCATGGTTCGCCTCAGTCGGAGAGATCGTGCCCGTACAGCGCGCCCCGGGAGTTCGGGGGGAACCGCTTGGGCGGGGGAGGGTCGGAGAGGTCGCGGTTGTGAGCGAACATCACCGCGTAGCGCAGCGCGTCGCAGCCGTGGTCGGGCACGGAGTCGTCCGTGAGGTCGATCTCCCGCTCGCCCGACTTCGCCGCGAGCTGGCCGTATGAGCGCTTCTTGAAGACGTAGCCCTCGACCTCCTGCTCGGTGCGGTCGGGCAGGCCGAGGTCCGAGAGGCCGCGGATGCCCTCGCTGGGGCGGCCTAAATCGACGTGCTCGTTCGCGTCGCGCACCAGGAAGAGACGTCGCTCGGCGAGGTACTGCCGCACGAGGTCCAGGCCCCCGATGTCCCCGACGCCCGAGCTCGCGCGCTTGTTGTTCGCCGGCTGGGCGATGCGCGCCATCGGCTCGTGGTTGCCCGCAGGCGTCCCCAGGTGCTCGTTGAAGATCGAGATCGCGTCCGCGTCCTCGGGGTCACAGATCACCCGGCGCAGGTCGTAGCGCTTGTGGTACTCGCCCACGCGCGCCGCCCACCAGTTGACGTTCTCGCCCCGGCGGTAGACCTCGTGCAGGCGGTAGAGGTGACCGGTCCCCTTCGCGACGCCCCAAATCTGGAGCACGCCCGGAGCCGTGAAGCCCCAGTCCTGCGAGGCGAAGTGCCAGCCGATCTCCGGGACCTCGGAGCGGGTCACGAGGTGGACGGCCGGGTCGTAGCTCGACCACACCAAGCCCTCGGCCTGGTGCCACTTGCCCTTGTAGAGACGCTCGCGGCGGGGGCCGGTGAGCTTCGAGAGGGACTCGATGTACGCCGCGCCCTCCGGGGTCCAGCGCTCCCGCGCCGCGTCGTAGAGCGCCGGGTTGTCCCAGTGCCTCGACTCCAGGCGGGGGTAGGGCCCGTTCGGGGCGTAGCGCTTGTTGACCCAGTGCCAGGGGACGTGCGGGTTGGTGTCCGCGACGAGGAGCTGGAAGGGGATCGCGCCGGGCGTGCCACGACGCTCGCCGTTCCAGTTGCGCAGCGCTCGACGGGCCTTCTCGTGCTCGTCCAGGCTGATCTCGATCAGCTCTTGGACGTACCAGACGTCGTAGTCGGTGCTGTAGAGCCGGGTGTCGGTGTCCAGCCCTGCCAGGATCAGCTCGGAGCCGTTGCCGAAGTCGTAGCTGTGGCGGTTGAGCCGGCGGGGCCCGTTCAGCATCGCGTGGCCGGCGGGGACCACGTCCTGCTCCCAGGTCTTGCAGAAGCTCTCCGTGAGCGACGCGCGCGTCTTGCGCACGACGATGATGCGGATGCCCGGGTACTGGTAGCCGAGCCAGAAGAGGACGTGCGCGACGCCTCGGGACTTGCCGGTCCCGCCTGGGCCGTCGAGCAGGTACTCGAGGATCTTGGGCGGCCCCTCGTAGCCGGCGAGGGCCTCCATGAGCTGGAGCGGGGCGCCGCGCAGCTCGACCCGCAGGCGCGGGCGCTCGGGGGCGGAGATCACGCGGACTCCCCGACGGGGAAGACGATCCCGGCGAGCGAGCGAGAGCGACGGACCAGCTCGTTGTACGTGTCGCTGAACTGCACCGGGCCGGTGGCCGCGAGGAAGTCCAGGTAGGTGCTGATTGGCCCGGCGGGGGCCTGGGTCGGCTCGCAGAGATAGGCCGCCCCGCAGTTGGGGCACTTGTCCCGGCCCGCCGTGCTGACCGCCCCGCAGTAGTCGCAGCGGCGGCTCACCCCGCGTCCTCCGGCATCGGCGGGGGCTTGGTGACCTTGACCCCGTGGATCTCGACCGTGCAGCCCTCCTGCACGCCGTGGTTCACGTCCTTGGGCACCGGGCCGTCCGTGCGGTCCAGGATCTTCAACAGGCCCGTGAGCTCCTTGCCGTTGCCTTGGCGCAGGAGAGCCAGGATGGTCTCGGCGGCGGCATTGGCCTCGGCGCCCTCGCCGTGCTCGTTGGGATTGGCGGCGAGCTTGCGCAGCAGCGGGGCGAGGACCGAGGCGCCGCGCGGGCGACCGCCGGGGTTGCCCGACTGACCCGGCTTGAAGCGCGTCTCGACAGGCGGGAGCGGGCGTCCGCTGGCCTGTTCTTGAGGCTCGGTCACCTCGGGTAACTCTCCGCCTCGGCGTCCAGGTTCCGGGTCCAGGACGGGCCCGAGGCGTCCTCCTGGTAGAGCCGGCCCGAGAGGCTCCCTCCCTCGCCTGCGGCTCGCTTGAGCCGGTGCAGCTCCTTCAGGAGCGCGCGCGAGAGATCGACCGGGAGGGGTTGGTCCTGGGAGATGAGCCGCTCGGCGGCAGCGATCTCCGACACGGTCGCGAGCGGGCGCTCGACGGCCGAGGGGGTGGCGTCGGTCACGCTGTAGAAGCTAGGAAGTTAGGGTCCCGTTGTCAACCCGTTAGCGCCCCATATGTGGTAGGATGAGCGCGCCGGGCCCCAAGCCCTCGTGGGTCGTAGCCGAGCACGAGCGAGCGGCCAGGAGGCGCCGGCAGAACCCCCGAAAGGCTCTCCCTCATGGCTCTCGCAGCCTTCCTGATCCGCGACCACAACGCCTCTGCGTCCGCGCACGGGGCCCTCACCAGCCCCGTCCTAACCACGCCGGTGCTGTCGGGCACCGTCACCGGCACCTACACCCTGGGCGGGACCGTCACCGTCGCCTCCCCGACGATCACTGGCTCGATCGTCCTGGAGGGCACCACGGACGACGCGAGCGAGCTGACGATCTCGTGCGAGCCGACCGCGGACCGCACGCTGACCCTGCCGGACGCCACGGACACCCTGGTCGGCAAGGCGACGACCGACACGCTGACGAACAAGACGCTGACCTCGCCCCGGATCGGCACGGCGATCCTCGACACCAACGGCCTGGAGCTCGCGAAGCTCACGGCGACGGCGTCGGCGGTCAACGAGGTCACGCTCGCGAACGCGGCAGCGGGCAACGGGCCGACGCTCTCGGCCACGGGCGACGACACCAACATCGACCTCAACATCGCCCCCAAGGGCACGGGGACGGTCCAGATCGCCAGCGACGGCGTTACGCGGTTCGTGCAAGTCGCGCTGACCGCCGCCGAGGTGAAGGCGCTGCGGGCGACGCCCAAGACGCTCGTGGCCGCCCCGGGCGCCGGCAAGGTGCTGGAGTTCCAGGGCGCCGTGCTCCTCCTCGACTACGGCACCACGCAATTCGCCGAGGACGGCGGGGGCTCGAACCTCGGCATCCGCTACACCGACGGCTCCGGCGTCAAGGTGTCCGAGGACATCGAGATGACCGGCTACATCACCCAGAACGCGGACTACGTGACGTTCGCGGTGCCGGACGGCGGGGCGGCGACGGCGATCGTGGCGAAGACCGGCTGCGAGAACCAGGCGCTCGTCCTGCACAACGTCGGCGCGGGCGAGATCGTCACCGGCGACAGCCTCCTGCGTGTCAAGGTCGCCTACCGCGTCTGGTCGACCGGCTTCTAGTCCCTAGCGGGCGCTGCGGGCGGGGCTCCGAGAGGGGCCCCGCTTCGTTTCCAGGGTGAGAGAAGCGCGCGGTGTTTCATGGCCTAGCTATCTCGAAAAGGCGTCCCGGGCTCTCCCCGGGCACCATGCCGCGCGCGACGGACTAAGCGTTCAGGAGTAACGCCACGTCCGATTCGGGTTCAGCCAAGGAGCGCCTGAATGTCGCGGAGGTAGTCCCCGCACCACGCGAGGTCCTCTTTCTCTTCGAGCCAAGCGCGACGCGCTTCGAGCGTGTCGTGCGGCTTCCAGTGTTCGAGGGCGAGACTGAGGAACTCGTCGTTCGGATTGGCGCGGTGCGCCGCCGAGCACGCGGCGAGAACGTGCGTCGGATCGCCCGGGCCGTAGCCCTCCAACTCGGCAAGCTCCTTGCCGTCGCGCGTCGTCGCGATCCAGTGCGGGGGCCCCCAGCCGGTGTCCGGGTTGCCCGGCTGATAGGGCTTTGCAGGCAGGTACCCGTAGAGCGAGCGAACCTTGAGCTCCAGCAGCGCACCCATCTCCGGCCGCGCCCGCCCGTAGCAGGCTCGTTCGAGCGCGTACATCCCCACGGCGTTCAGCCCCTCGTGGAAGGTGATGATCCCCGTGCAGTTGGAGGGCAGCTCGTCGCGCTTCTCGCGCATCGTGAAGCCCCACTTGTCCGCCGCGAGCAGGCCGAGCGCGAGCATCTTCTTGCCCCACTCCAGCCAGCCCGGGACGCCGTAGGTGTGGCAGGCCGCACCCCCGTAGCACATCCAGGCGTAGTTGCGGTCGAGCCAGCCGCCCTTGTGCGGGTTCTTCGAGACAAGGTGCATCGACTTCGCGAGCGTCGTCGGCAGCCACTCGCCCGGGTAGCTCTCGACCGCCTTCTCGTCCGGCCGGTCGCTCCAGGTCTGGTAGCGCCAGTCCTCGCAGGCCATCGCGAGGTCGTCGATCGCCCACTGTTCGCCCGTGTGGCAGAGCGGGATCAGATGCCGCATCAGCCGGATGCCGTGCGCCACGTCGTGGCCCCGGTACTCGCGCAGCTTCGACTCGTAGGCGCAGGTCCCCGAGTTGAACCGCTTGTAGCGGTAGTCGTCGTACCCGCCCTGCATGAAGCAGACGAGCTCGGTCTCGCCTTGCCGGCCCGGCTCGCCCTTCATCAGTTGCCGGTCGGGCCGCACCGTCCAGTCGTAGAGCGAGATCGGCCTGCCCGTGTCCGCGTCGTAGGCCGCGCAGAACTGACGAGCCATGTTCGCGCGAGCCAGGATCGCGTGGCAGAGAAGCGCCTCGGGCACCTGCTCGTAGCCGTGGCTGGGGTCGATCCCAAAGCCCCCGTGCATCCAGGCGGGCGGAGCGCCGTCGAGCCAGAAGGGGCCCATCGCGGGGCCTTGGATGTCGGCCGCGTAGCCGAGGTTGAGCGGCGCGCCGCCGAACTGAGCGCCCAAGAGCTTCGTCGCCCGCTCGGCGCAGACGCTCGCGTACATGGCGCGATCGACCTTCGGCTGCCGGCACGCGCCCGGGCCGTAGCCTTTGACCGGATCCGGGATGCGCGCCCCCGCGTAGCGCAAGAGGCCCTGCGCCTTCGCCTTGCTCTTGCCCGCCCGCACGAGCGCGAAGGGACGCTCCAGGATCGCCCGGGCCGGGAACCAGTGGCTCCCCTCCGCCGGCTTGCCCGCCCAGATCCACGTCCCCGAGAAGCTCTGCTCCCCGGCCTGCGGCAGCGTCACCCACTCCCAGCCCGCAGGAGCCGCGAACTGGATCGAGTTGTAGTAGACCTCCCCGCAGAAGCCCGTCCCGTCCCGCTTGACCACGCCGTTGTTGACGCGGAGCACGCCGACGATCAGGTCCGAGCCGACGCCCTTCGCGTAGACGTGGACACCGAGCGTCGAGCCAAAGCGGCCCCAGGTGAAGCCCTTGTTGCGCGGCTCCACCTTCGGGGAACAGGCGAGCGAGAGCCCGTCGGGGAAGACGATCAGGCCGGTGATGTTCATGCGCGCCGCTCGATTCTCCGCGCCCGCGCGCGCTCCCGGGTCATCCGAAGGTTCCGCTCCGCCGAGGACTCGATCTGCGCCATCGCGAGCATCTCATTGACCGCCGAGCGAAACGCGACGTGCGCACCCAGCCGGCGCACCTCGGCGCGCACCTCCCGCAGCGCACGCTTGCTCACCCAGGCGTTCATTTCCCCCGCAGCGAAGAGCTCCTTGATCTTGAGCTGGCGGCCGGCAAGCAGCCGAATGCGGATCCAGCGCGGGCTCTCCGTGTCGGCGTCCGGGTCGACCGTCCTCGCGATGATCGCCACGCGGTCGCACGAGGCCTCGAATTGGTGCGGCCGGACCTCGCGCTTCTTCCGCCCCAGACAAGGCGGGCTGCAACTGCGCCGCATCAAGAACTTGTGGTCGCTCTCGCCGGGCGCCCGGGCGAGCGGCTTGGAGCACGCATCGAAGCGGCAGCGGCGCTCGGCGTAGGGGTGCAGCGCGGGGCCGGTCA